TTCTCTGATTTATTAAAAGAAATACATAAAAACCAGACAAAAAAATCAAAACAATTAGCCTCTCTAATATCTGAATTACGTCCTCTTATTACATCTTTAGGAGATGCCACAGTAGTAGTACCTTTAATTAAAGAATACATGGAAATTAGTGTCAAAAACGATGATCAATTAATAAAAATGGCAGCCATAGTCCAACGTCTATCTACAGGTAATACAAATACAGGAGATGGTGGATTACTAACAGATTCAGAAATAGAACAACTTCAAGCTGTAGCTGAAGAAATATCAAAAACAGTTGAAAAAAAACCAATAATAAATAAAGAAATAGAAGATTTAAATAAATAAAATGGCAATATCACTTAATCCTAATGTACAAAATAATAGTATCTCAAACACATCTGGGGGACAATTTAGATTAGTAAGAGTAGTAGATATTATTATGGATGATAGTCATAAAGACTGGCTAAGATTAGGTCAATGGGATTCCCTGGGCACTATTTTTTATCAAGATCCAAAATCTCCTGAAGCACCCTATAACACTGACCCAAAAGACACCGCTAGACCTTTTTTCCAACACCAAAAGTTTTACCCTTTAGTAAATGAATACGTTTTAATAATGAGTTCTATATCAAAAAATGTATATGCAGATGGAGATGGTCAAGAAACTGAGGCATATTATTTACCTAACTTAAATATATGGAACCATCCCCATCATAATGCTCTTCCTCAAAGTATAAAAGTAAAACAACAAAATAATTCTTCTATAAGTTCATTTGGAATAAAACAGGCTGCTCGTGGTTTAATAGTAAGAAAACCTAAAAAAGGAGATACTAATATTCCATTAGGAGATTATTTTAGTCAAAAAGAATATATAAAACCCTTATTACCTTATGAGGGAGATTATATTATAGAAGGAAGATATGGAAATTCTATTAGATTTGGGTCTACCACACTTCAATCTTCAGATAATTCTATGGATAGTAGACCTTTCCCCAATCATTGGTCTCTAAATTCTTTAAACCAAATAGGTGATAATCGTCCTAAAGGATTTGAAAAAGGACAAATAGGAGATCCTATTATTATTATTAGAAATGAACAAGCTCTTCCCTCACTAAATCCTCTAACAAAACAATGGACAGGAGATACTGGAAAAGGATGGGTACCCTCAGTAGAAGATATCAATAAAGATGGTGCTACAATAGTAATGACTTCAAACCAAAAAGTAGACATAGAAGTAGCTACTGATTATAAAAATAGAAAATCAACGGAATCAGACAATATGGGAGCTAAGTCATATGTTACTCAAGATACACTTGAACTTAAAGAAATGGGAAATGCTATATTGAAAGATGTAGTAGAAGACATAACTGAAATTAAAAATGAGATATTTGAATTCTCCCAAGATCCTGGTGAATGGTTAGCCCCTACACCTTCTGTAACAAGAACAACAGAATCTATAGCATATGATGATGGTGATAATGATTTTAGTTTTTATGATGAATTATTAGCATCATCTAGTTATACTGAAGAAGATTTTGAAAAGTACTTAGTTGATTATGAAAACACAGAAATATCAGGGACTGAATTAAGTATAGAAGAACAAAAAGAATGGTCAGACAACCAATCAGTAGGAGAAAGACCAATAGATAATGATGAATATGTAACAATAGAAGATTATGATACATATAATGGTTCATTAAACAATTATAGTTCTATGGGATTATCTGGTGATCAAAAGATACCTTTATTAGATACCTCAGGAAAATTAAATAAATATTTTGAGGAATGGAAAAATGCAGAAGTAGAATATCCATGTTTAATAAAAAATATTTATAACCCAACAGGGGGTCGTGATGTATTAATTAATCCTAGAGGATCCGCAGATATAATACGTCAATTAAAGTCAGATGGAATAAATTCAACAGGTCTTCCTCGTATAAAATTTTTAATATTACACGTCACAGCAACAGGTCATCAAATTCAACATAAACTAGCACGGTTTTTCTTACACACTAAAAAATGGTCAAGACATGGTTATAATTTATCTGTTAGTGGAGATGGGTTAATTAATTATAATGTTGATTTAAAGGATACTTACTCTAATGGTTCTGGGGGAAATGCCTTTCAATATAATGCAATAGGAGGTTTACCCGCCCCAATAGAAAATAATAGTTCTATAAATATATCATGGATTGGAACTAATAAGGCCGAAATGTTTGATGCAGGAATCACATCATCAGATACCACTAGACCTAATATAACTAAAGCTCAAGCTCATTCTTATGAAAGATTAATAAAGTATTTTGTAGAAGCTTTTCCAGATATTATAATATTAGGCCATAATCAAATATCTATAGGTGGGGGGTCAGGTAAATCATGTCCTTGTTGGGATCCTGTAGAATATTGTAAAGTAATAGGAGTAGGAGACAATGTTTGGGAAAAGCATTTAGACCAATATACTATGGAACAGAAAAAACAAATGAATGGATATGACAATGCAGCTCAAAAAGATTTAAGTAACTTTAGTGGTTATCATGGAGAAAAATACAGAAGAACAGCACAATATGTTGCTAATCTAGCTAATCCAGAGTTAGGTGGTGATTTATTATAATAATTAATAAAAATGGTTAAAAAAAGTAAAAATCAAAAGCATTATGTCCCTAAACTACCCAAGGAATATCAAGGTAGACAAGTAATAATTAATGCAGATAGACTATTATTTAATGCAAAAGAAGATTCTATATTACAATATGCTAAAGAATCAATAAGTTTACAAACCCCAGGATCAGTACATATAGATACAGGTGAAAATGAGGGAAAATGTAGATTTATTGTAAACTCTCCTGAAATAATTTTAGGTATGCAGGGACCTAAAAATAAAACATATGCTAGTGAACCTGCTTTATTAGGCAAAGCAACAGCAGATTGGTTAGATGATTTATTAGATCTTCATGAAGATATTTTACTTATGCTGTTAGGAGAGTACAACGTAACAGTTCCTGATGGGGCAGGATCATCAGGTCAAGGGGATAATGATTTTGATGATTTATTTGAATCCATAGAAAAACTCAGAACAAGATTATCAGAAACAAACAGTGAAGAAGGAGGTTTAATGAGTAAAAGAATTAAAATAGTTTAAATATGGCAGGAGAAGCAAATAAAACAATAGGAAAATTACTAAAATCAGCAAGAAAACAAAAAAACGAATTAAAAATAGTAGCAAAAGATGTAGCTAAGAAAAAACTCGCTGAATTAAAAATAAAAGTGGAAGACAAAATACCTACTGAAGAAGAAATAAAAACACGTTTTATGGAAGAATTAACAACAAGAGGTCCAGAAGTAGCGTGTACTCCACAAGCACAAAGATTAGCAAAAAAATCATATGATAATTTTAAAAAAATAACAAGTGCTGTTATGCCACAGGCTGAATCAGCACAATTATTTATAAATAAAGTTATTGAAAAATCAGCTATAATAGAAGTAGGATTAGTTTTAGTAGAAGGATTTTTGGATGTATTTGAAAACATAGTAGATATTTTAACTAAGGTATTAAAAGTTATAACAAAAGCACTGATAGCTCTTATATCAAGTGATTTAATTCCGGTACCTATACCTGTACCTGGAAAATTTAGTATATTTGAAGCAATATCTAGGGGTCTTAAAACATGTAATGATATTGTATCACTTTTAAAAAATTTACCAAAAGTAATATCAAAATATATAAGAAAAATAAGAAAAATAGTTTCAAAAATTACAAAATATATATATTCAATTTTAGGAAAAATATCAGTACTTGTAGAATTTATAAAATTTATTATACAAGTTGTAGAATCAGCTTATTTGTTTTATATAAATTTATGTAATGTATCTAGCCCGGAAGATAACGCTGAAGACTTAAATTATAATGAGGATTTAGAGAATTACATACAAAACGGCACAAATGATCTTTACAACCAGACAATAAAAGATCTTCAAAATTTAGGTAAAGAAGAAGTAATCCAAAAAATATATGATGCCAATTTTGTAATGGTAGGATACAGACGTTATAAATCTAAAAACCAACCAAAAGGAACTAATTCCTCAACAGGACCAAAAGGAACCAATCCTTCAACAGGAGGATCTAGTTCTTATTAGATATTTGAAAAAAATATATATTTATAATAAAATGTTGTACATATGAAAGCAAAACTTTTTGAAAAGTTATTAAGAAAAATTGTTCGTGAAGAAATAGATTATTCTTTACAAAGAGAACTTAGATCACTTAGAGAAGACTTACGTGATGAACTAAAACCAGTAATCACAGAACAACGTATAAATCATTCTATACAAGAACCCACTATAGAACCAACAACAACACCATCTAAAATTTCTTTAAAAGAAAAAATTATGGGCAATGCATCTATAAAACAACGTCCAAAGCAAAATTACACCTCTAATTTAGCATTAAATGATTTATTAAATGAAACAGCAATGGGTGATACAAATACCCAAACAGCTATGGCTCCTGTAAACTTATCACAACCTTTTGCAAGTGGGGCTCCTTTACCAATGAATACAGCAGGTATGCCTGATCCTGTAGCAAAAGCAGTAACAAGGGATTATAGTAGTTTAATGAAAGCAATTAATAAGAAAAAAAAGAAAATATAACAAATGGCAGTTAATATAAATAAATTTGATCTTAATAAAAACCAAGCCATAGGAATAGCTTTTCCTTTACTTAATGAAGGAAGTTTTATTCAAACTTTCACATCAAAACAACAAGTAAAAAACAATATAATTAATGTTTTACTTACAGAACAAGGTGAAAGGGTAAATCAACCAGATTTAGGAGTAGGTTTAAAGGGTTTATTATTTGAAAATATAACAAATGCTGCATCTTTAATACCTGTAATAGAAGGTCAATTAGAAAGATATGTCCCTGATATAGAATTATATGATGTACAATCAGAATTCAATGAAGATCAACATATATTACATATAACACTAATATATAGTATTATAGGTACAAATGAAGAAGACTCAATAAAAGTTAACATAAATGGAACAGGAGAAGAAAGTGATTATACCAATTCGTTTGATTTAGAAGCATCAGCCGGTGGGTATTAATATAAAATATAACTAAAAAATGGCTTATTCAAAAGTATCAAATAAAACACAAGATAAAGATGTTCAGTATCTAAGTAAAGATTTTCAATCTTTTAAAGATCAGTTAATGAATTTCGCTGAAACATACTATCCTAATACATTTAATGATTTTAGTGATGGATCTCCTGGAATGATGTTTATAGAAATGGCGGCATATGTAGGTGATGTCCTTTCATTTTACACAGATAAACAACTACAAGAATCTTTTCTATCTTTAGCTCAAGATAAAGAAAATTTATATAATTTAGCTTATTCTTTAGGATACAAACCTAATGTAACAGCAGCTTCAACAGCAAATTTAGATATATATCAACTAGTGCCTTCTATTGTAGTAAATAATCAATACATACCCGACTGGAAATATGGTTTTATTATAGAAGAAAATTCTACCTTTTTATCTTCTGAAGGACCGGGATTTTACACAACAGAACAAGTTAATTTTAACCAATCAAGTTCTTTTAATCCTACATCAACAACAATATATCAATATGATAGTTCAAATAACCCAGAATATTTTTTACTTAAAAAACAAATTAAAGCAATATCAGCAGAAACTAAAACACAAACATTTTCAATAGGATCTCCCGAACAATATCTAAGTTTAAATATGTTTGATTCTAATATTATTGCAATAGAAAAAATAGAAGACTCTGATGGAAATATATATTATGAAGTCCCCTACTTAGCACAAGATACAATTTTTGATGAGGTTAAAAACACAGCAGCTAATGATCCTAATTTATATGGATTTAATCAACAAACACCTTACTTATTAAAAATAAAAAAAGTACCAAGAAGATTTGCTACAAGATTTAGATCAGAAGGAGAATTAGAAATCCAGTTTGGAGCAGGTATTAGTGATAAAGCAGATGTAGAAATAATTCCAAATCCTGATAATATAGGTTTAGGAATAAAAGACGGAAGAAGTAAATTAAATCAAGCCTATGATCCCTCTAATTTTTTATACACTAGGGCTTATGGAATAGTACCATCAAATACAACCTTAAATGTTACTTATATAAGAGGAGGTGGTTTAAGATCTAATGTAAATTCTAATACTATTACAAAACCAGGGGTAATAAAAATAATAAATAAACCTAATTTAAACGCAGCATTATTAAATTATGTAAGAACAACAGTAACTTCTAATAACCCTGAAAAAGCATTAGGAGGGGGATCAGGTGATACTGTAGAGGAATTAAGAATGAATGCTATGGCTAATTTTGGAGCCCAACAAAGAACAGTAACTAAAGAAGATTATTTAGTAAGAACTTTATCTATGCCTGCTAGATTAGGAAGAGTAGCTAAAGCTTATATTACACAAGATGATCAAATTTCACCTCTAACCTCTGAACCTGGTAGAATTCCTAATCCTTTAGCTTTAAATTTATATACTTTGGGATATGATAAAGAAAAAAAATTAACAACTTTAAATAGTGCTACAAAAACAAACCTAGCTACTTATTTAGAACAACACAGAATGCTAACAGATTCTATTAACATTAAAGACTCTTTTATAATAAATTTTTCATTAAATTTTGAAATAGTATCATTTAAAAATTATTCTAATCAAGAAGTATTATTAAGTTGTATCTCAGAAGTTCAAGACTATTTTAATCCAGAAAAATGGCAAGTAAACCAACCTATTATTATATCAGAAATATATAATTTAATAGGTGCTGTAGCTGGAGTTCAATCAGTAGAAAATATAATATTTGAAAATAAAAGCGGAACAATTGGTGGGTATTCTGTATATAGTTATGATTTTGACCAAGCGACTAGAAAAGGAGTCATATACCCCTCTCTTGATCCTAGTATATTTGAATTAAAATACCCTAATAGAGATATTGAAGGTAGAGTAACAACATATTAATATGGCATATTACATTTTATTTCCGGAAAAAGACTCAACAATATATAGTCACCCTAGTAGAACTTTATTAAATTCAGGACATGATGAAATTCTTGAAATAGTAAAAGAAAAAGGTTCTGTAGACCCAAGATATTATCCCTCAAGAGTTTTATTAAAATTTAAAAGTAAAGAAATAAAATTCGCAATAGAGAATATAGTAGGGGGGATTACAAACTTTAATAATATAGCAACAGCTAGTTTACAATTATATTCTACTGAACATAAAAATCTACCAACAGCTTTAATCTTAAATGCATATGCAGTATCTCAATCATGGGATGAAGGATCAGGAAGGTATTCGAATATACCCACAGGATCTAATGGGGTTAGTTGGATTTATAGAGATAATAGTGTAGATAAATCAGCATGGCCCACCTCAAGTTTTGCATCTAACACAACAGGTTCTATAAATGTCTCGGGAATTACTAAGGGGGGAGGAACTTGGTATACAGGAAGTGAATTTTATGCCACTCAACAATTCGCATCAGGAGATAATTTAGATACAAATTTTAATGTAACAAGTATAGTAGGAAAACATTATAAAAATATAGTAGGTTCAAGTATATACCCTATAGGTGTACTTAATAATGGTTTTATTGTAAAACAACCAACAACTATTGAAGAAAATACATCGAGTAGTTTTGGTGAAATGAAATATTTTTCTGTAGATACACATACAATATATCCCCCAAGATTAAATATAAAATGGGATGATAGTATACATTCGAAACAACCTTCTGCTAAACAAAGTGGAGAATTAGATGTTTGTCTTTATAGAAATAAAAAAGAATATAACCAAAATGAAGAAGTTATTTTTAGAATACATGTAAGAGATAAATATCCAACTAGAACTTTTGTAACATCTTCAAATTATTTAGATGTAGGATATTTTACAACAAAATCATATTGGAGTTTAAGAGACGCACACACAGAAGAAGAAGTTATACCCTTTGATGATAATTGTACAAAAATGAGTGCAGATAGTGAAGGAATGAAATTTAAAGTTTTTATGAATGGTTTACAACCAGAAAGATATTATCGTCTTTTATTTAAACATATTAATAATGAGGGCACTACTATTTATGATAATAAGTATCATTTTAAAGTTACTAGATAATGGGTGTTATTAAATTAAAATTAAAAAGAGAACAATATAGTTCCACAGCTGTTGATAATGCAATTGATAGAACTTTTAGTGATTTTGAACAAAGTAATACTCAAAGAGATATAAAAAGACTTTTTAATTTATATAATGAAGTTTATTTTGATGTTCCTAAACAAGGAGATGAATCTCATACAACTTTATTTGTAAAATCAAGAGACTTTATAAGAGATTTTGTAGACCCTAAAGATGCAGAAATATTCTCATTAACTGAAGAAATAACAGATTTAAACCAACAAATATTAGATTTACAAATAGAACTAGTATCGGGTAGTTTCACACAAGATATAGAATCTATACCTACAGAGGAAGATTTTGATGTTGATGAATTTCTTCCTGAAATGTTAGATGAAAACAATGATGGTATTGATGATTTAACTCAAAGTTTTTCAAGCTATGGTACCCCTAGAAGATTAATTTTAGAGCCTTCAAATGAAAACTTAAGAAATATACTTTCAAATCCTAATAATAATTATTATAAAGATGAATTTTATGGTAAACAAATATATAAATTTAAAAAGAAGGTAGATGGAGAGAAAAATAGAACTATTGTATATGAGGGATCAAAAGGAAAAACAGGTAAAAGATTTATATTTGATATCAATAATGGAAAATCATACAAAATAGCTAAAAGAAAATGGAAAGCAAAACATAGAGATAAAATATTTAAACCTTAAATATAATAGAGGCATATAATAACACATAAATGGCACGTACACGTACAACATATGGTAATAATAACACCCAAGGAGGATTATCAAGTCCTAAAATAGACCAAAAAGGACAGTTATTAGATGAATCTAGGTATGACAATAACATGCTTAAAGATGGTGGTCCTCAACAAGGAGAAAAACTCTCTAAAAATATGATTCCTGGTGTGCCCCCCGAGGGATCTCAAAATACAATTCCTCTTATAGAAAATAATAATACTAATGGTCCTCCTACTTATGAATCTTTTCAAGAAAGAACTTTTCCTAAATTAGAAGGAGCCCTTTCTAGATATCTCCCTAAAAAATTTGGATATGATCAAGATTATATAGAATTACATATATATGATCAAGATGGAAATTTATTGTTCTCAGATGAAAATTTCCAAGAATACTCAAAAGAAAATATAGAAACTACTAATTTAACTAATGAATTAGATATAGATCCTGTTTATGTTTTAAGAACAAATGGGTATACTTCAGGCAAATATAATGTAGTTTTTAACATTCAAAGAAAAAAATTCTTTAATACTTTTGATAAAACTTTTATAGTTAAAGAAATATCATCAAACAGAAGAGAAATAAAAGTAATAGCACCTTCTATTAATAATGCTTCTTTAGCAAGATATTATAATGATTTTAAAAATGAATTAACTTCAACTCCTTTTTTTAAAGATTTTGTTATTAATTTTGGTAATGATGAAATAGTTCCTTGTATAAACATAGGATTAAATAAAAGAAAAGAAAAAAGTGAATTACTTCTTAAGTCACTTGATAAAATGCCCGGATTTGTAAATATAGACAAGTCCTTTAGAATATCAGAATTTATTATAGATAGATTAGTTTTACCTGTTGATTTAGGAGTACCAAGCAGAGTAGATTATGGAGTACCTCTTCAGGGTCCTAATTTTAAAATAGATGTTCGTTTAAATAGTTCTATACCTTCTGAATTTTTAAATTATAATGAATTATTAGAATCACAAGTATCAGGTTCTTATGAAAGATTACTTAGTGAACTTAATAGTAAAGAAATTCCTTCTATAGATTATGATTATATAAGACCTATTTCTTCAAGTTTAGAAGACTCTGATGAATCTTTTCATTTTGAAAATTTTGTACATTTTGGTAGTGCTGTTGAAAGATTAAAAAACTTCCACTACAAAATAAAACTAATAGAATTATATAATTCTCAGATAGGAGATATAAATACCATAACAGGAGATACTTCAGCTTCTGTTGTTGTATTAGACAATAAATCAACTATAACTCAAAAAAGAGAAAAAGTATTAAAAGGATTTGATGGATACGAAAAATTCCTATACTATAACACAGGATCTGTATATTCATGGCCTAAAAACCCAACAACGATAACATCTGGATCTCATACGTTATATTCTATTTCATCATCACAAATACAAACATGGATAGGAGATGAAAGATCTGAATTTCCTAATTATGGGGGTCAATTAAAATCAGCATCCTTATTTGATAGACAAAATCCTCATAACTTAGAAAGATTAATACCTTCTTTTATACAAGAAAATAAAAGTAATGATCAATATACTTTATTTTACCATATGATAGGTCAACATTTTGACCATATATGGACGTATATTAAACACATAACAAATCAAAAAAATACACACCATGTAAGAGGTGTATCAAAAGATTTAGTTTATTATACTTTAAAAAGTTTAGGTGTAGAAACTTTTGATCAATTTGAAAATGCAAACTTAATAGAATATATATTAGGACAAGGCACCTCAGGTAGTAATTATTATGATACCACACATACTAGTGCCTCAGTATCTAGTGAAACTCTAATTACAGCTTCAAATGATGGATCTATTCCCAAAGGAGATATAACTAAGAATATATGGAAAAGATTATACCATAATGCACCTTATCTTTTAAAAACAAAAGGAACAGAAAGAGGTATTAGAGCTTTAATGAGTTGTTATGGAGTACCTTCTACTATTTTAAATATAAAAGAATATGGGGGATCAACAGAAGATAAAGGAACTTATCAAACTTTTTCTTACGATAAATCCTCATTAGCTTTAAAGGGAACAACACCCACAGGCAATGGATACTGGATAAAAACAGATTGGTCTTCATCTTTAACAGATGCTTTATCTTCTTCAGCTAAAACAGTAGAATTTAGAATAAAACCAACAAGAATAAGTGGGGATCATTTATTATTTTTATTATCAGGATCTGAACCTCAAAATGACCCAATATTAAGATTAGAACATTACACAGGAACAGATGTATCAGAATCAAATGATTCTACAGATTTTGGAAGATTAACCTTATATTCAGATGGAGTTAAAAAAGCTTCTTCATCATATTTTCCTGCATTTAATGGAGATTTTTGGGACATCTTTATAGGAACAAGTTACGACTCAGCAAGTAGTTCTGATATAGTATTTGGAGCTTATCAAGCTAATTTTAATAAAAATACATATTTTACTACATCAAGTTTTGAAATTGGAGAAGTAACAAGATCATTAACTTGGGGGGATCCTCATGTAGATAATGATAATAAAGGGGGAGCACTACACGCCTATTTTGGAGGAGTTCCTTTAAATGCCCATGCTTCATATAATAATATAGATAACTTGAATTACTCAGGTTCAATGCAAGAAATAAGATACTATTTCGGAGAATTATTATCACATAAAACTTTAATAAAACATTCTCTTACACCATTTATGTATGCTGGAAATACTTCTGCTTCTGCTTATGATAAACTAGTTTTTAGATTACCTTTAGGAAGTAATAATATTCAAGACACATCTAGTTTCCATCCAAATATAGATCAAGATTATATACCTAGTAGTAGTATATCAAGTTTAATGACCACTCCTGTTTATGAAGAAATAGAAGAAATACACCATTTAATATCCCCTGATACTGTAGGTATTTCAATGACAAGTGAAAAAGTTAGAATAGATGAAGGAACTATAGATAGTAATATATTATCTCCATTCGTTAAATCAGAAACTTCTATGTTAGATAGACAACCACCAGACTATGAAGATTTAGGTGTGTTTTTATCACCTACAAATGAAATAAATGAAGATATAATATATACCTTAGGTGCATTCAGATTAGATGATTATATAGGTTCACCTTTACCATCTGCCCAAACTGCTTCTAATTATGAAGATTTAAAATCTATTAAAGATTTATATTTTAAAAAAGTTAAAAGAAGATACAACTATTGGGAATATATTAAACAAATTCAATATATAGATCATACTTTATTTAAACTAATAGAACAATTTGTACCTATGAAGGCCAACACAAAAACAGGCCTTTTAATAGAACCACATTTTCTAGAAAGAACAAAATTTGCAAGAGAACTACCTGTTATAAATGATAACCAAACAATGGTTCCTGGTTCTTTTAATACTATTAATTACGAAATAGAACCCAATACATCTTTTACAATACAATCATCTTCAGTTG